AGTATAAAGATAGCTTAGAGGTTGAGCAGGATTTGGAGGAGGGATATATTGAAACGTTTACCGATTACCTAGACGAAAGCATAACCTATACAAGCGAGCAAGTAAACAAAAGAATTAAAGAAATTAATAACTAAATAATAAATATTATGATTATATCATTAACACAGAAATTAAATATAATAAATAGCAAGCATAAAGATTTTATATCTTATAATATTGGTGCAGATAATAAGCTCCAGAGCTATGTTCTAAATAATAACTTCAGACGATATGCTAACAAGTATGAACACTTTATGTTGTTAGACGTATTTAAACGTCACAACATATTAGAACCTAAAGAAAACTATTCACTCAAACAAATACTTAAAACACTAAACATTAACTAACATGGACACATTTATCATTGAATTATATCAAGACTATTTGAACAACGGACTAAGCAAAAAGGATTTAATTGCTCTTATAGGCTTAGACACTTATAATAATATAAACCCTTCTAAATACTTCTAAGATGACAGAGAGAGAGAAATTAATTAATGAGATAATAACATATTCAGCGGATGAATTCGAAACAAAAGAAGACTGGATACAATTAGCTAAAGAGTCAAAGAGTCAGTTAATGATTAGACTAATACATATCAAAGGAGCTATACTCAGAGATATACAAGAAAATCAAATAACAGATATACAAGAGAGAATAGAAAACCAAATCTTTGATTATCCTTGACACTTAATACAATATTTAAGTAATTAACGAGCCTATTTTTTAGGCTCTTTTTTTGTGCTATTATTTTATATTAGTATTGATTGTCAGTTATAGGGGTATTGATAAATGTAGCGAATTTTTAAGCTATAAAACAAGCATTATCTCTTTTATTATAACCTCAACTATCAGATTCAGTAAAACCTTCTTAAAACAGCCTTAAAACAGCTTAGAATAGCATGACATATTTGCGGTATTTTTATTTGGTTATGACATATTGACGTAAAACAAGCAAGTGGGTTGTGTAGTAGCCCAATCTAATGATTTCAATCGTTTAATATGATGGGGTTCAAATACTATAAACTCTTTTTGGTTGGAATTGATTTATGCATTCCAGAAATATATTTGGAAACAGTTCAATGTTTAATATGCACCCCCCTATAGAATATGTTATTTTAAATTTAGATTAGATACTCGTTAGGTTGAATACTACTTGGGTGCTGACGAAAGTAACAAAGGATTAAGTAGTGCAATTTCTAAGGAGATTTGATTTAGCTGAACCAACTATATGACTATAGAAGTTTAGCAACTTGGGCAGATTTGCGACTGGTATACACTTATAACAACAAACCTCTATTTTCATTTTGGGTGTATAGATAAAAAGTATAGAAACATAAAACACTATAGGTATTATCTATGATAAAATGATATTCATAGAATATTGTTATAATACTATGGAAGAATTACAATTAGAAATCCCTGTAGATTTGTCTAGTATTACACTTAGGCAATATCAGGATTACTTGAAGATTTATGATAAGTGGGATAAGGAGGATGAGATTTACATCAAGAGTAAGATGCTTCAGATATTTTGTGGGTTAAAGCCAGAGGATACCTTGAAGATACCTCTAGCTTCTTTTGATAATACTATACAACACTTATTAGACTGTTTAAATGCTGACACTCCACTTATACGAAAGTTTAGTATGGAAGGTAAGGACAAGGATGGTAATGATGCTGAGTTAGAGTTTGGGTTTATTCCTAAGTTAGATGAGATTAGTTTTGGAGAGTTTATTGACTTGGAGAAATATATGAGTGATTGGCAGACTATGCATAAGGCAATGGCTGTATTATTTAGACCTATTATACACAGCAAGAAGGAGTTTTATAGGATAGATGATTATGGTGGTTCTGCTAGGTATTCTGATGTTATGTTGGATATGCCTGTTAGTGTTGCAATAGGAGCAACTGTTTTTTTTTATCGTTTAGGGAGCAAATTACCAGTTCTTACGATGGACTATTTACAGGAGGTACTGAAGAAAGAGGGAGCGACTCCTCAAGTCAAGCAAATTTTGGGAGAAAGTGGGGATGGTATCAGTCAATATACACACTCGCTCAAGGTGATGTTAGAAGAATCAATGAAATCACAAAGACCAGTGTTCACAGCTGCTTTATGATGTTAGAATACGAAAAGGACAAAAATACGATAGAAAACTCATTAATTAAAAAAGCACATAGAAAGTAATGAATAATTTTTACAACTTAATAGACACAATTAAACAACTACTTAGTAGCTCTGAATTTAATAACAAGGTTACATTTGGTGACATTACTGAGGTTGACTTAGGAAAGCTAACAAACTTTCCTTTAGTCCACATGATAATAGACGAAGCTGTTATCAATGAAAGAACAATAGATTACACACTAAGGATAATTGCTGCTGATATTGTAGATTTGCTTAAGGAGGATGTTCCTAATAATGATTATTATGGAAATAACAATATGCAGGACATATTAAACACACAGATGGGTGTATTAACTAGACTAATTAACCAACTAAGAAGATTAGACTTAGTAGACAACAACTACTTGAGAGTTGAGGGCGGTGTAACTGCTACTCCTTTCTTAGATAGGTTTGAGAATGAATTAGCTGGTTGGGAGGCAACAATGGTTATAACTGGTAGAAACGAGATTAGTATTTGCTAATGGAAAGTAATCTTAGAAAATCATTGCAGAAGATTGGTCGAATGTATAAGGCTGAACTTAGGAGTAAGATAGCTAGTGATGGCAACGTTGCTTCTGGCAAGATGTCTAGGAATATTACATTTAAAACTACTGAGAACAGCCTAACCTTTGAGTTTGAAGAGTATTTAGGGGCTATTAGTGAAGGCAAGAAGGCTACTAGTAAAAACCCTTCTGGTGAGATGGTATCTAAGATTGCTAAGTGGATGCAATACAAGAATCTTACTATTAGAGGGTATAGAGGTAGGTTTCAACGACAAACATCTTCCAACTACAGAAGAGCTGCTTTTGGTATAGCTAGAAGCATTAACAGGGATTCTTGGAGAGGTAGTGATGTTATAATGAGAGCTTACAAAGGTATTGAAGATAATATAAGTGATGAGATTTTAGATACATTTAAAACATCAATAGAACAAAGTATAGACAAATTTACAATTAAATAAAAAACAATGGCATTTACAAGGCTTATAATAACATTTACAGGACAAGCAGCAGTTACAGATACGATGACAATAACTACCAACACAGGTAAGTCATACGTAGCTAGTGTGCAAAAGGTGAGAGGTTTTGCTAATCAGATACCAGAACCTGTACCTACAGGAACTACTGGAGAAGGAACAGCTATATCTTATAACACTGCTTTAATATCTGATAACATATCTTTTGGTGAACAGTTAGGTGGTCAACTAGATATATCTCAATCATCTAATGTTGTTACACTAACATTTTACGATTCATCAGTAACCTCTGCAACCTTCGCAACAACAGGAACAGTAACATCTACATCAACTACGGATACTAATGGTGCTATTGTAACATATCCTAAAATAAATGCAAGAAGCCCTCATTGGTATAGAGTTCAAGAAAATTCTTCACTAGGAACTCTAACATCTGCATTAATAAAGCTAAAGATATATCAAGGAAATCAATCAAACTGGGGTGCTGCTGTGAATTGGACTTATCAGTTATCTAGTATTGCTTCTAATTCTGAAGTATTATTTAATATATCTGAACTAATAAAAGACTATGTTTCTACAAGTTTTAGTGGTTATTATTTCAGCCAAAACCCATTTGTAGATATTCAGGTTGTTAGTTATTACAACGCCATACCTGTTTCAATAGATTATCAATTTACTAGAGCTTTTTATGGTTATGGGTACTTTGAAGAAGGAATTAACCCAGAACTAAACAACTCTTACTTACAATCAAACAATAAGATACTAAAGTTAGCTGATTCTCCAGTTATAATACCCGTAGACAGGTCTATAACTCAAAGTGTAACATACTTTAGTCAAGGAGAACAGGTTTACAGTAAATCACTATTTCCGATTGCAAATAGTGGACTACAGATAGAATATCTAACGAATGGTTCAAATGGAGCAGACAGCTTTGAGAATAGGGTTATAGTGGATGGTGGCTTATTTGAAAACAGTACTTGCTTGTCTGAGTTTGAAGGTGACTTTGAACTTTTACCAGTAGATACTATTTATGTAGCAGGAACAGATGGTGTTTCTATAGTAACTGTAGAGAATATTGATGAGTGTAAATACGAGCCTTACAAACTTACTTTTATAAATAAGTTTGGTGCTTTACAGGATGTGTGGTTCTTTAAAGCTAGTTCACTATCTATAGAGACAACCAAAGAAGACTTTAGAAGAAATACTATGTCTGGTCTTAGTTATAGTGTAAGTGACCACCAATATAAGAACTTGTTTAAAGGCGGTAGAGAGAAGTTAACTATTAACAGTGGGTTTTACCCAGAATCCTACAATGATGTGTTTAGACAGCTTCTATTAAGTGAGGATTGCTGGATTGAGTACAAAAACCAAACACTTCCTGTAAACATAAGTGATAGTAATAAGAAGTTTAAAACTAACTTGATGGACAAGTTAATAAGCTACCAATTAGAATTAGATTTTGCTTACGATAAAATTAACACTATAAACTAATGCGTAGAAACGTAGAACTATACATACAGAATCAAAAAGCTGATTTATTTGACTTTGAGGATATAAATATAACTAACTCTATAAAGGACATAAAAGATATAGGGAAGGTTTTTACTGATTACTCTCAAGAATTTACTATACCAGCTTCAAGAGCTAATAACAAGATACTAAGACACTATTATAACTTTGACTTACTAGACTCTTTTGATGCTAGGATAAAAGTAGATGCTATTATAAAGATAAGTGGCTCTGACTACAGGGAGGGTAAATTAACACTTATGGGGTCTACTTTGAAGAAAGGTGTGCCTTATAGTTACAAAGTTGTTTTTTACGGAAAGACAGTTAGTTTAAAGGATTTAATAGGAGACGATGAGCTAGGTGACTTATCTGGAAGTTTACTAGATAATTTTAACTTTACTTACTCAGATACATTTGTAAAAGAATCACTCGTAGATGGAAAGGAATATGACCAAAGTACTGGGTCTTTAATATCTCCTACTGTAGCTGGTAATTTTGACTTATGCTTTCCTTTTATAAGCTCCGAGTCTTTTTACTTTTATGATAGCGGAAACGGAACTAGTCCAAAGGACAGGGTAGATAGTAGAAACATATGGGATGATTCAGGAAATACAGGAACTAAAAAAGGCATTTACTATAAGGATTTAAAACCAGCTATAAGATTATATTGGATTATAAAGTTTATCGAACAAAAATATAACATACAGTTTAGTAATGATTTCTTTACAACTACAAACGCTCCTTTTTATGATTTATTTATGCTTTTGCATAGAGAAAGTGGAAGTATAGGAAATCAGCTTGATATTACTGATAAAAAGATAAAGCTAGGTAACTTTGCTTACACAAGTGGAGAAGACCTAAGAGGGTTGTTTTCGGCTGTGGGAGAGCCTCATTATACTAGTGACTACTTCAGCATGACAAATAATCAGCTTTCGGTATATCGACAGGCTTATAATATAACTAATAGTTATTTTAAGATTTCTTTCACAGTTACACCTAGTGCTGGAGCTACAGGTAATTATGACTTGTCTGTAAAAGATGTTTTTAATCCACAAGAGAACACTAATGGTTGGCTTTATCAAAACTTTGAACTAGAAACAATATTTGAAGAGCAAAACATAGATGGAAGTGTGGCTACGAATTTTCAGTTCGAAGTAAAACCTGACCCAGAGTTTTTCACTTCCAATATAATAAAGATTATTGAGCCAGAAATAACAATAAGTACACTTGCTGGTATTGCAAGTTTTACAATAACTAATGTTGTTTTTGAGTATAGAATAATTAGTGGAGGAACAAATGCTGACACCTTGATTAGTACCTCAAGTTATACTTATGAAAGCGGAAATCCAGTTCCTTTAGGTGGTGGTGTTGTATTGAATACTCAAATGCCTAAGATTAAAACTATGGACTTCTTGAGTTCATTATTTAAGACATTTAACTTAACAGCTTACTTTGTTCCTGATAATGCTCAAAATGAGTTTGCAGGTCAAATAAGAGTTAGAACAGTTGATAGCTTCTTTCAAAATGGAAATGAAATAGATATAACACCTTACGTTGATACAGAGAAAACTCAAGTAGATAGGAATAACTTGTTTTCTGAGATAAACTTCGAGTTCGAAAAGGCATCTACATTCTCCATAATAAATGCAAATCAATTAAGTAATGATGAGTTTGGGAATGAAGTATTCAATAGCACAGGTGATTCTCTTTTAGCGTTTGATGGAGGTAAGTACGATATAAAACCTAAGTTTGAAAAGGTGATGTATGAAAGAATGTCAGACCAAGTAGATGAATTATTTGCCACTGATGCACAATGGGGTTGGCTCGTAAATGAAAGTCAGAATCCTGTGTTAACTAAGCCACTTATATTCTACCCTATAAGAGAAGATATATCGTTTACAGATGGTTCTGGAAACTCTACAACTTCATTTCTTTTTGATTCAAGTGTCTATGATGAGAATGGAGATATAGTAAACCCTGCAAATTACAGTGCTATTAGCAACTACATAAGACCTTCTAATTCATTAATAAATAAAGGTCAATCTATAAATTTTGGTAGTGAAAATGATGAATGGTATGTTTTTGAACCTAATGAAAATGGACTTAACAATCAAAGTTTATATTCTACTTTTTACAGTAAATATGTAGGTTCAATATACGATGTTCAAGGTAGAACACTAAAAATGAATGCTAATTTACCTGTAAGCGTTGTATTAAACATAAAACCTAATGACACTTTGGTTATTAACAACAGAAAGTTCAAGATAAACAAGATTAAGTTAAACGTAAACACTGGTGCTGCTGACTTAGAATTAATAAATGACAATGTATACTCTGCTTCTTCACCGGAAGCTGCGGTTATACAATTATTTGGAACTACACCTACAATGATTCAGATACAGATATTTGATGAAAATGCAGGAAGTCAATCAGTTTCTTATGGGGTGTACGTTGACAATTCTCTTTATGATACAGTAGACAACAATGCACCTATAATATCTGGATTATCATCTGGTAATACTTACGCTATAAAAGTCAAGTCAATTTATCCTAATGGATTAGAATCTGATTTTAGTAATATACTAACAGTAACAACTCTTTAATATGATACCCCTTAAACAAATAATAGAAGTATTAGCATCAAATGACTGGTATGTTGATGATGAAGATATAAAAATAGCAAAAGGTAAATACCAATCACCTATAAACTGGAAACAACTTAGAGAAACAATAAAACGAAGATAATGGCAGACTCAGAAAAAACAATAAGATTAAAAATAGAGCTTGAAATAGCTAGAGCTAAGTCCAACATAAAAGGTCTTGAATCTCAAATAGAGAAGCTGGACATGAGGTTTACCAAGAACAAGGTAAAAGCAAAGCAATTAGCTGTTGAATACGATAAATTAGCTAGCTCAAAATCAAGACTATCTCAATCATCTTCAACATTAGAGCAATCATCTACAAATGTTTCAACTAAACTAAACCAAGTAAAAAATGCTTCTGGTGGAGCTACTGCTTCTGTTTTAGAGATGGGTAGGGTTATATCTGATTCTAACTACGGAATACGAGGTGTTGCGAATAACTTGTCACAATTAGCGACTAACATGATGTTTACTGCTAAGTCTGCTGGAGGTTTTGGAGCAGGTTTAGCTCATATTGGAAAAACTCTAATGGGTCCTTTAGGTCTTTTACTTTTATTTCAAACAGGTATTGCTCTTTTAGAGAAGTGGAGTATGTCATCTAATGACGCAAAAACAGACACTGACAAACTTACTGAAAGCATAGAAAAACAAAATGAAGAATTAAAGCAGAACATTGCTTTGAGAAAAATGCAGATTCAAGATGTTATAAACTTCCTAAATGACCCACAAATAATAAACGAGTATAAATCACTTTTATCTGATTTAACTGGGGATTATCTTGATAAGGAAGCTGCTCTTACTGAATTATCAGATAGATTTGCTAAAATAGGGTTTAAGGACTCTAAGTTGCTTAAAGACCAAAACATAATGCAAAGTGACAGGGTTCTAATAGCAGTTAATCTTATAGCTATACAAGAACAAACTCTTAAGTTAGAAGAAGAAAGAGCTAGAGTATCAAAGTCAATAAGTCAACAGAAAGAAATAGAGAAGGATTTCAGTGAAGGCAACATAAGCCTAGCAATGAGAAACATGAAACTTCAAGATGTTGAGTTTGTTAACCTAAAAAAAACAATAGGCTTTCAGAAAGTAATAAACGAATTAAATAAACAAAACCAAGAAATTATAGATAAAACAGTAGTCATTAAGACTAAAAAGACTACTGGAAAAGGAAAAGAAGAAAAAATACTACCTATAGACCCTATATTTGGTCAGGATATTGATGTTTTAATAGAAGGATATGATAAGTCTATAAACCTAAATCTTCAGTATCAAAGAAAACTAAATAAATCTAGGGCTTTCTTATCTGATGAACAAAAGGTTATTCAATCAGAAAAAAATAGAGAACTATTAGAAGAAGAAATAGCTCACAATGAGAAAATGCTATTGGCTGATATGGCAAATGGTGAAGGTAGTATGAAGGTTATTGAAAGAAAGAATACCATAAACAATCTAATGATTGACTTAAGGAACTCAGACCTTGACCATGAATTAATGATTATTGAGCAAAAGAAAAATGCTCAAATGGAGTATGCTAACTATGTTGCTAGTATTGGAAACATACTAGCTAGAATATCAGGAAAGAACAAAGATATGGCACTTGCTGCTTTATTAGTTCAGAAAGGAGCTGCGATTGCAAATGTAGTTGTAAAGAATAATGAAGCTAATGCTGCAATAATGTTAAAAGCAAAGTCTGATGCTTCTCAAGCTATAACTGGAGGTAGTCTTGACATAGCTAAATCTGCTAGTGCTTTTGCTTCAGGAAACGTCGTTCAAGGGGCAGCACTTGCAGCTTCTGGTAATAAGTCTATAGCTGCTGGAGGCTCAATATTAGCTCAAGGTGCTGCTGCAAAAACAAAAAACAATATTTCAGCAGGTATGTCTATCGCATCAATACTAGCTGCTACACTTTCATCTAGGAGTCTTGGTGGAGGTGGTTCTTCAGGAAGTGGAGGTGGAGGAGTTTCTGGCGGAGGTGAGTCAAGGGAGTTTGACTTTAACTTAGTAGGCTCTACAGGAGTAAATCAATTAGCTCAAGGTATAGGCGGTCAATTTGACCAGCCAATACAAGCGTACGTTGTAAGTTCTCAAATGACATCTCAACAACAGTTAGATAACGTAATACAGTCAAGTGCAACAATAGGAGATTAGAAACAAAAACAAACTAAATTGTTATAACATTATGGAAGACTTAGATATATTTGAATTATTTATAGATGAAGAAAACGAGTGGGGTGGCATAGAAGCTATCTCTATCGTTGAAAACCCAGCTATAGAAGAAGATTTTATTGCTCTTAAATCGCAAGAAGTTAAACTTGCTGAGGTAGATAACGAGAAGCGTATCCTTATGGGTGCTGCTTTAATACCTAACAAGAAGATATACAGAAAAAACAAAGACCAAGAGTATTACATACACTTCTCTGAGGATACTGTAAGAAAAGCCTCACAGCTTTTTCTATCAAGGGGTAAGCAAAACAACTCAACATTAGAACACGAAGTAGAGTTAGGTGGTTTATCTGTTGTAGAATCTTGGATAATAGAAGACGAAGTACACGACAAGTCTCGTAAATACAATCTTAATATGCCTGTAGGAACTTGGATGGTTTCTGTTAAGGTAAATAACGATGAGGTATGGGAAGAGTTCGTTAAGACAGAGAAGGTAAAAGGCTTTAGCATAGAGGGGTTCTTTAGTGATAAGAAATCAAATGCACCAAAGGAAAGTGTAGAAGAAGAACTATCAGCAGAGGACTTAGCTAAGATATACGAGATACAAGAGATTTTAAGCGTTTCTAACGACGTTGAACTTAAAACCTATAGTGACTATCCACAAGGAGCTAAGAACAACGCTAAAAGGGCTTTAAAATGGAAGAAAGAGAATGGAAGTAGCTGTGGAACTGCTGTTGGTTGGACTAGAGCTAATCAATTAGCTTCTGGAGAGGCTTTATCTCGCTCTACTATTGCACGTATGGCATCATTCAAAAGACATCAGCAACATAAAGATGTACCTTACTCTGAAGGGTGTGGTGGTCTTATGTGGGATGCTTGGGGTGGTTCTGCTGGAGTTAACTGGGCTATTAGCAAACTAAAAAAGATAGATAATGAGTAGGGCTACATATTGCAAATGCAAAAACACATATTGCATAAGCTGCTGTAAAGGATGCAATGCACCTGACTACTGGAAACAAGGCATAGGTAACATAACAGGCATTCCTGAGGATTATTTGATGCAAGAAAATGGAGATTTAATACTTCAAGAAAACAACAATAAAATAATATTATAATGGCAAATTTAAAGATAAGTCAATTACCAGAAACAACAGAATTAGCACTTACAGATAATTTTGCAGTTGTTAGTGGTAGTCAAACTAAAAGAGTGACATTTAGTAGTGTACAAAAAGAAATTGTAAACTACTTAGTTCCTACAAACTTAACAGTATCCGCTGGGAATAATGTTGACTTAGGGAACTCTACTTATAATCATTCAGAAGTTATAAAGCTAACTTGGTCTGGAGTTAATGGAAACATGACTTTAACTCTTCCAGATGCAACCGCAACAAACAGCGTTAATAGAATTGTTAGGTTTTTATCTGACACAACATTTGCGACTAATACAAGAGTTTATGTAACTCCAGCCTCTGGGCAAACAATAGATGGAAATACTAACTACTATGAAATAAATAAAGAGTATGAAGGCATCCAAATGTGGTCGGATGGTACAGAGTGGTTTATTATACAGAAAAAGGCTTAACTGTCTGAAAACGAAACAAACGTTAATTTAATTGTTATACTAATATAAAAATGTTTAATTTATGAAAGCAACAGAAATTTTAGGGAAGCTAAAAGATGTTTTACTTTCTACTGAAGAAGTGGTAACTGAAACTCCTGTAGAGGAGGTAAAAGAAGAGTTATCTGCTGAAGATGTAGTAGAGAACGTTGAATTAGAGTCTCAAGAAGAAGTGGCTGAAGACGTAGTTGAAGAGACTACTGAATTAGCTGAAGAAGACGAACAAGTTGTGGAAGAAGTAATAGAGGATGAAGCCCCTGTTATGGAATACGCATCTAAACAAGACTTAGAAGACCTTAAAAAAGAATTTATGGGTATCATCGAAGGTCTTATGAGAAAAGAAGAAGAATACAAGAAAGAAGTACCTGCTGAGCTAAGTTCAGACGAGGTTGTAGAGGAAATCTCTCACTCACCTGAATCTGGTATTGAAAGCAAGTCTAAGTTTGTTATCGGTGGTAACAGAGCTATGACAACTAAAGACAGAGTATTCGCAAAAATGTTTAATAATTAATTATTTAATAAAAATGGCAACAACAACATCTATTACTACAACTTATGCTGGTGAGAAATTACAAGGTTTTATCTCTGCTGCATTATTATCTGCTAACACTATCGAAAATGGTGGTGTAACAGTTAAACCAAACGTTAAATTCAAAGCTGTAATCAAATCATTGGCTACAGGAACTTTAATTGCTGATGACACTTGTGATTTCACAGACAGTTCTTCAGTAACTCTTGCTGAAAGAATTTTAACACCTGAGACTTTTCAGGTAAACCTACAACTATGTAAAGACGATTTCCGTTCTGACTGGGATGCAATCTCTATGGGGTATTCAGCTTTCGATAGCTTACCTCCATCTTTTGCTGATTACTTAGTAGCACACGTTGCTTCTAAAGTAGCTGAAGAAATGGAAACTACTATCTGGAGTGGAGTTAATGGAACTGCTGGACAGTTTGATGGATTCACTACTTTATTTGCTGCTGATGCATCTGTAATTGATGTAACTGGAACTGCTGCAATTACTGCTGCTAATGTAATTGACAAAATGGGAGACGTTGTAGACTTAATTCCTTCTGGAATCTACGGAAAAGAAGACCTTAAATTATACGTTTCTAAAAATGTTATGAAGGCTTACGTTCGTGCATTAGGAGGATTTGGAGCTGCTGGATTAGGAGCTAATGGTTCTGACAACAAAGGAACACAATGGTATGACAACGGAGCTTTATCTTTCGATGGTGTATCTGTATTTATGGCTAATGGTCTTGCTGATAACAAAATGGTAGCTGCTCAGTCTTCTAACTTATACTTCGGTACAGGTGTATTATCTGACTTAAACCAAGTTAAAGTATTAGACATGGCTGACCTTGATGGTTCTCAAAATGTTCGTGTAATTGCACGTTTCACAGGAGGAATCCAGTACGGATTTGGTTCTGAGATTGTATACTACACAGCTTAATAACTGTTTAATCTAATATAAAGGGGATGGGTGTCTTATCCCATCCCTTTTTTTGTTTAACTATAAAACTATAAAAATATGTCTTGTGATATTACAACAGGAAGAACAGAAGCGTGTAAGGAAAGTGTTGGTGGCTTAAGAAACATCTACATTGGAAATTACGTTGATGGACTTTACGCTGATGCAACATCTAACCTAGATGCTGACGAGCAAATAACCTCATTAACAACTGACCTAGTTGTTTACAAGTTTGAACTTAGAGGTGACAACAATACTTTTGAGGAGACTAACGAAAACTCAAGAGATAACGGAACTTCTTTTTGGACTCAAACTGGAGCTATCGTATTAAAGAAACAAGATGCTGCTACTCAGAAAGCTCTTAAATTGCTTTCTTACGGAAGACCACATATCCTAATCGAAGATTACAATGGTAACTTTAGATTAGCTGGACTTCAAAATGGAGTAGAGGTATCTGTATCTACTGCTACTGGCGGTGCAATGGGAGACCTTAATGGGTATAACTTATCTTTCGAAGGAAAAGAAAAAGAACCTGCTTACTTTGTATCATCTGCAATAGTAGGAGCTGGACTTGATTTTGATGTAAATGCATCAGTTATCAATCCGTAATAACTAATATGTTTAATATTAAGGGGGCTATGTTTAACATAAGCCCCTTTTTTATTAAATAAAATGAAAAGCAATGTTTGTTGTTATAATACTATGACAATAGCAGATATAAATAGCTTACCTGTAATTAGGGTTAATATTACTGGGAGAAGTTTCACTTCTTTAGCGGCTAAGATAACAAATCAAGAAACCAAGAAGGTTCACACTGTTGCAACAGGTAATATTGTTGTGGGTGCTGAGAATGCTTATGTGGACTTGACTATAACTGACTCTACTTTTCAGTCAGAGATAAACAGCAATAGCACTTTGTCTGTTAATATTTATAATTCATCAGATTCCTCACCTGTTTACAGGGATATAGTTACGTTTAGAACTTCATTAGCTTCTACTTCGGATTATGTTCAGGACAACTCTGATTATGAATACATATTTGTATAATAATAATACTATGGAAGACAATAAACACATTAGAGTAGTAAACTTAGCTGCATACCAGACTCCAGTTGTAAAAGAGGAATACAACAGGGATTGGGTATCTTATGGCGAAAGCAATGACTACTTTCAGAATCTTATAGACAACTACTTAGGCTCTCCTACTAATTCAAGATGTATCAATGGTATTATTGATATGATTTACGGAAGAGGCTTAGAGGCTCTTGACCGAATGGACAAGCCTGAGATGTACTTAGAGATGAAGAAGCTACTTAACAAGAAGCAAATAAAAAGAATAGTACATGACTACAAAATGTTAGGTCAAGCTGCTATTCAGATATCTTACAATAAAAGAAAGACTAGAATACTTAAGGTATCTCACTTCCCTATGGAAACATTGAGAGCTGAGAAAGCAAATAAAAAAGGTGGAGTAGATGCTTATTACTATCACCCAAATTGGGCTAATGTAAAGCCTTCTGACAGACCTAAGAGGATTCCTACATTCAAGAATGGAACTAAAGGTCAAACTAACGAGATATACGTTATAAAGCCTTATAGAAGCGGTTTCTATTACTATGCACCTGTTGATTACAACGGATGTTTACAATACTGTGATTTAGAGCAAGAGGTATCAAATTACCACATAAACAACATAAAGAATGGTTTACAGCCATCTTTATTAATCAACTTTAACAATGGTGTGCCACCAGAGGAAACTCAGTCTGCCATTGAGAACAAGATATACGACAAGTTCAGCGGAAGTTCAAATGCCGGTAAGTTTATCATTGCATTTAACGAGTCACAAGAGACTAAGGCTGATTTAGAGCCTATTCACTTGCCAGATGCACACGCACAGTATCAGTTCATGTCTGATGAAGCAAGAGAGAAGATAATGTTAGGGCATGGGATTGTATCTCCAATACTTTTAGGTATTAAAGACAATACAGGCTTTGGTAACAATGCAGAAGAGCTTAGAACAGCATCTATCCTTATGGATAACATTGTTATTAGACCATTTCAGGAAGAAATCATTTCTTGCTTAGATGAGATACTAGAATTTAACGGAATCTATTTAGATTTATACTTTGTTACTTTACAGCCTATTGAGTTTACTGAACTAGAGAATATATCTACTAAAGTAAAGAGAGAAGAAGAGACAGGAGAGAAACTAAGCCAAAATCTAAAACAGATAGATGGCAAAGAAGTCTATGAAACAATAGAGCAAGCAGAAGCTAAGGCTTTAGAGCAAGGTTGTGAAGGATATCACGAACACATAGAGGGTGACAAAACTTGGTATATGCCTTGTAAGGCACATAGCGAGTCCCTAAGAGACTTAGGAGAAGAAATGAACGACAACCCTATAAATGAAAAGATATGAGCTTAAAAGCGTTATTTATAAGTGTTACTGATTTAAAGAAGAAGTCAATTATTGATGGAAACGTTGATAGTGACAAAATAGTACAATATATTGAGATTGCACAGGACATTCATATACAGAATTATTTAGGTGGAAGTTTATACAAAAAGTTACAGGAGTTAATTATAGCTGGAACTATAACAGATGTTGCTAATGCTGATTATAAGACATTGTTAGATGATTACGTAAAGCCTATGCTTATTTGGTACACACAGGCTACTTACATACCTTACAGTATGTTTCAAGTAAACAATGGTGGTTTATTTAAGCACAGAAGTGAGAACTCTGACACAGCTTCTAAAGACGAGATGGATTATCTTGTACAAAGAACAAGAGATACTGCTGAGTTTTATACTAAGAGGTTCTTAGATTATATTTGTAACTACTCTAACTTATATCCTGAATATACTAGTGGTACTAATGAAGAGATGAACCCTGATAGAGATGTAAATTATACAGGAGGCTGGTTCGTATAATGAATAAGAAGAATGTAAACATATACAAGCCAAAAGAGGTAAATATCATTAAACTGAAAGAGTACTTGCAAAAGGTAAGTGAAACAGACAAGAATAAGAATATAACACAGAACAATGACAAACACAATAAATTGGGGTAAAGTATACCTTACGACTTGGTTCGGAATAGGAGTATCTACTAACACAATAAGCTGGGGTAAAGTATACGAAGACTTAGGTTTTAATTTTGTTGCTAATAACTTTAGAGATAGAGTTATTGCAGATGGTGGAACAGTAGAGGCTTTAGGTTGTGTATCTAGTGCTGGGGAAAATTGGAATTACAATTACAGAGTTACTAATGATGGTGGAACTGTGGAGTCTTTAGGGTGTGTAGAATTTAGAAATATAATATAAATAATAAAATAAAATAAAATGGCAATACCAACTTTAGCAATGATACCAAGCGGTTATAAGGCTGGAAAACTTTATAGCGTGCTACCCTCTGATGGGACTGGAGATTTTACTGTAGCCAGAAATTCAGTAGCAACAAGAGTGAATCAATCTGGATTAATCGAGGAGGTAGGTGTAAATGTACCTAGACTAGACTATTCTGCTGGAGGCTGTCCAGTATTATTAACTGAAATACAAAGTCAAAATAAAATTACTTATTCAGAAGATTTTAGCAATTCTTCTTGGTTAAAGACAAGAGCTTTAATTAGTAGTAATGTAGCTATTTCTCCAGATGGTACTTTAAACGCTGATAAATTAATAGAAAACACAGAATCAACTACACATTCAACACAACATAACGCTACTATTGGAAACGTAAATACAACCATTTCTGTTTTTGTAAAAGCTGACACAAGAAGTAGGGTTAGGATTATACTTACAGATTTAACAACTGGGGACTATAGAATAGATTTAAACTTAAATAACTCATCTGTTATAGAAAATAATGGAGGTAGTAGAGGTTCTTGGACAAATACATCTTATAAAATAGAAAATTTCACAAATAATTGGTACAAGGTTAGTTTAGCTGCAACTAAAGGAGCTGGTTCACAAGCATCTTTAAGTATTAATTTATTAGATAATAGCGGAAATCATTCATATACTGGAGATGGAACAAGTGGTTTTTACATTTGGGGCGCACAATTAGAAGCTCAACCAGCGGTTACTTCTTATATCAAAACTACTGGAACAATTCAAACTCGTGAAGCAGATTTAGTTAATGGTGCTGGAAGTGCAGCTACATTCAATTCACTAGAACACACATTTTTTGTAGACTTAAATAGTATGTTTCAAAGTGGAACAACTTCAGCTATTAGCATTGTAGGTTCAACTGGGACTGTTAGTTCTAATAGGATAATGATATTAAAGCAAGCTAATAATACAGATGTAACGTTTCAAATTAAAAGTGGTGGTGCAACAGCAGCAACCGAAACATTATCAAACATAGATTCTAGTGTAAGACAAAAGCTAGTAATAACAGTAAAATTAAATGAGGTTAAGTACTACCGAAATGGCTTTCTTTTTGCAACAGATACTGGAACAATTCCTTTACCAGTAAGTTTAGGGGAAATAACATTAACTTCTGGCACAACTGGTTCTCCTCTTGCTGCAAGTACAAAAGACATAAGATACTATAATCAAGTTTTAACAGAAGCTGAAACACTAGAATTAATGTCTTATGATAGTTTTAACGAAATGGCATCAGCCTTACAATACACAATTAAATAATTATGGCAAATACTTTAAAATTTGGTAACGGAAATTGGGCAACGAAAGATGGCTCTACGTTAGCGTACAACGATGAAAGCGGTTTTAACCCTTTACCTTTCGACTTTACAAGAGCATCTAGTGCAACAGTTGTAAACAAAAATGGTTTAATAGAAGAAGTAGCTAGTGGGATTCCTAGAATTGACTTTTTAGGTAATACTAAAGGGGCTTTGCTTTTAGAGCCAAGCAGAACAAACCTAATAGCTCAATCTGAAGCATTTGGTAGTTCTTATTGGTTAAAGAGTGGAGCGAGTATTCAAGGAGACCCAAGTACTGCTGGAGTTGAGAAAGTAGTGAATGGAAATTTTGCTAATGGCTTAAATAATTGGACTGTAAATGGAGGTAGTTATGCAACTATTGTTAGCGGTGCTTTAAATTCTAACAATACGGATGCAGGTAATTGGTTTGCTGAAAATGTAAGTCAAGATATTTCTTTTGTAAATGGAAAAATGTATAAAGTAACTTTTAAAGCTAAAAACATAAGTGGTAACTTAAATTTAAGGTTAACTCAAGGTGCTAACGTAATATTCAATGGTGATATTACAAGTAGCTTTGTGGATTATGAAGTTTTTTATACCGCCAACGCAGATAATAGTTCTGTTAGAATTTTCTGTAATGATAATGTAGGACAATTTCAAATAGACAACGTATCAGTAAAAGAAGTACAAGGTTTCGCTTCTCCAAGTGCAGATAGTCCTTTAGGTGCTTTTAAGTTGGTTGAGGATACGAGTAATGGGGGTCATAATATACAGAGAGTAGAAAATGTATCCAATGCTA